TTCTTTCATTTGAATATCTGCTCTATCTTCAGCTACTTTTGCCTTTACATAATAGACAATAGCTTTAGACAAATAATCTGGAATATGTATTGTATCTGATTCATCATTCAAAACATCTACATCAAAGTATAGAGTAGATGATTCAGTAACAGCATCTCCATTGTATTTAGTTTTTAAAACTAATGATGTGCTACTAGATGTAGTAGCATTAACTTCATGTAGTCCATTAAATTTTTGTGATCCTCTTATTACAATAAAAGACCCTGCAGTAAAACTTGATGAAGGAATAGTTAGCTGTAATAATCCTGAACTTTCTGAATATGCACTGATAGCTAAAGTATCTGAAACATCATTAATGTGATATTTAGGACTATAAGAATATTCTATTTCTAGCCCATCAGTTATTGTTTGTGTAGGACTTTTATATCTTATAACTCTAGAGTCTGGACCATAATCTCTACTAGTTGGATCATTCTCTGGAGTAATATCATTTTCTACTATAGCTAGTCTATTTCCTTTTAAATAATATGCATACTGTCTAAGATTAGCCATTTATATTAACTCCTGATCACCATCTTCTGTATAAGGCTCACCTATCATTCTAGGTATCTTTCTATACTCATCTTTAGTATTTAGATGATTTTTAGCTCTTACACTTGTAATTTTAATAACATCATTAGGAATATCATAAAACCTTTTATCCTTAACTAAATCAAATCTTTCAGTAGTTATATTTGTTTCAGATATCATATTAATTTCTTCTAAAGCATCTTTTATATATGCAATAGCCCTACCTGTTTGAGTTATTCCAACTCTTTCCATTAATTCTTGAACTTTCATTATCTGCCTCCTTCTTGTGGTTGTGGAGGCTTCATCAATACAAATGCAGTGTCATATTGTCTTGAAAGTAGTTGATGCCTGCCTTGCATCCAATTATAATCTGTTGTATTTCCTTGAAGCTGTGTTTGCCAAGTATTCAAATAAGTTGCAATTTTTTGTATTTGAACTTGAGCCATTTCTAAATCTTCTTCATCTTCTACCATATGCCCTAAAGTTTCAAACCAATCACTAAAGTCTGCAAAATCTGCATCAGTGCCAATTGTACCACTTGTTATAGTTCCAGTCAACTCTTCACTAGAACCAGCTACTGTAGGTATATTTTTGGCAGCTAGTGCTGTTTCTAAAGATTTAATAGCTGCATAAATTAAAACTAAATATTCTTTGTTTTGTGGAAACCATTTTAGTCCTGTACTAGCTATATCAACAACTCCACCATCAGAGTCTTGTGGACTATAATTAACATATAAAACTTTAAAACTATTTGCACCTCCTGCAGAAGGTTCAGGATATACATGAACATTTCTATTTTGTGTTATCATATATACAGGGTTAAATGCAGATGCATAATATAAACTATCTTTATCTGTAACTTTATACTCTAAAGCTATATTTTGTTTTGTGCAAGGCATCCATTGATTGTCAGTACCATTTTCTCTTACAACTGAAATTATATTATCAGATCCTGGATTAAACCCATTGGATGTCTGTTCTGTACTTGATCTTGTAAAATTATCTTTTTCACCTGGATTGGCTAAAAGGCATCTATTAGTAACATCTATAACACCATCATTAAGATATTGTTCTAATTGTGCTTGTGTAGGATTGCTACCTGAGCTTTCTATTGCTAAACCTGTTAAAGCTTCTACTTGTGCTTCAAATGATGCCAAATTTCCTCCTCTCTAAGCCTTGACTAAGCATGAATGAGATTGTTGTAAGACAGGGAGGGTTGCCCCTCCCATATCTTTGTTTTTATTTACTAACTATTAATCACTAAGCTGCAAATGTTATAGCATCACTTATTGCTAAGCTACCATTAGGTAAAACTAATACTAAATAATTAGTAAGAGTCCCTCCACTTGCATCTGTTATTGTTACATCAAGGTCACCATCTGCTTCACTTACACATAGAAAGTTATTTTGTGTATTACTATCTATTAATACATTAACCATTCCATCTGTGCCAGCTGTAACAGTAAGCCCTGAAGAACTAGCAGTTGTTTGACCTGCTGAATCTGCGGATAAATATCCTATACATCCTACAGCAGAAGTCATATCATCACCATTTCCATCTTTGAATTGAACACTAACAGTTATTGCCTCGGTTGCTTCAGCAGCAACAGTCATTACTGCAGATGCTACTTGATTTTTTAAAGCAACAGCACCAGCATTATTTACTTGAGCATTAGGATTATTAGCTATCCAGTATTTACTAGACATTTAATACCTCCTTTATGACGATGCTGGTGCAACAGCTGTAATTAAAACAACTGTTACTGTTATTGTAGCAGAAGATGGTATACTATTAGCATCAATTGAAAAGTGACAATCTTCAGATGAAGCTGATATGAAATCATGTGCTTTGATTGCATATACACCATCGCCACTATCTCCAAAAGCAGTGCCAAAGTCTCCAGCTCCAGCTGTTAATCCAAGATCAAAATCAAGAGATCCGCTGTTATTTCCAATTCCTTCTACTCTAACAAATCCACCCCATACAGAGGTATTTGTACCAAAAGATATCATTGTTTTAACTGTAGAAGTATCACCACCAGAAAAAGAGACTGTACCTTTTTTAGCTATAAATCCTTTTCCTTCAACTTGACCAATTTGATCAGGTCTAAAAAGATCAACTACATCTTGAATATTAAAATCAGACTTATTTTGTCCATAATTTGGATTAGCCATAATTTATCTCCTTTCCTTTAAGTCCAGATAGCATGGGATTCAGGCATTGAAAACTCCATCCCAGCTTCTGTTAAGATTAAATCAACTCTTCTATCAACACCAGAGTTCTCAAGTGTTTGGACTCCAACATATACTGATGTGTCCCTATTTACTCCATTGCCTACAAGTGGTCTATATTTAACATGTTTCATGTTAATACCTAGAATCTTAACAGCAGTTCCATCTAAGTGAATATTTCTTACAACATTCATATCACCATATACTGTAGATATTGTAGTAGTATCTAATCCTAATACTTTCTTTCTGCCAGTAACAGCCAAGTCAGCACTAAAGTTAGTTGATATTTCCATATTGTTTTTAAAATATCCACCTAATTTATGCAACCAATTGTAAATAGCTGTAGAACAGAAAAATACTGTAGCATTAGAATTATTAAATCTTGGATCTAAATATTGTGACATATCATCCAAGAAATCATCTGTTGTTTTAGTAGTAGAATCTAAAGTAAAGGTATTAGCATAGTTTGTTAAAAAGTCAACAGCACCTTGAGTATATTGAACATTATTTAACTCTTGTTGTTTACCAAATAACAAAGTTTGCTCAATATCATACTTATGTTCAATTAACTTATCTTTCCATACTCTTGCCCATTCATTTGGCTCATATTTAAGAACAGTTGCTCTTGCAGTATTTGTCATAGCACAAGATGTTTTAAATATTTGAGTTAAACCAAACCCTGTTGAGTATGGCTGATCAAACCAAGTTTCAGGATATCCAGATCCTTCAGCATGTGCAGTACCTACTATATAAGCTCTAGCTGCTTCTAATTGTGAAGATATCAACTTATCATGAGTGTTTGTACTAGTTGTCCAAAGAACTGTTGCAGATGATCCAATAAGATCAACAGAACTTGCAGTTCCTTTCACTATTTCAAGCTCAAGAATTTGATATTCACCTGAAGGAGTTACACTTTTAATTCTACCAACTAAATAGTCTACTACAGCATAGAAATTTGTAGCTTCTCCTGCTGCTCTATAATTAAACTTTATTAATTGATCTTGAAATAAAAAGTTTGGCTTTGTGTTTGAATCTCCTACTTGGAAATTACTAGCATTAGAATTATTATAAACAACTCCAACATTTCCTGTATTTTTATAATCTGTACCAACTTTAATGAAATATGTATCACCTGCATCAACCTCTCCTGCTACAATAGTTGGATCTGTAGTTCCCACAGCACTTGTTGCTGCATGACTTACAGGGTATACATATCTTTTGTGCCAAGAATTTCTTTTTTCCGTAAATTTAAATGCTGGATCATCAGTAGGTGTTTTTGCTACTTGTGATACAAATCTAAAAAAAGGATCTTGAGCTATTGCCAATTCACTAACTTTGTCACCAAAATTAAACTTTCGTCTCAGATCACCAGTATCTTTACTAGTGCCATCAGACCAAGTTGCAGTATCAGAAACATTTAAATTAGTGCTTGGGTTTATTGCACTTATATAATCTGACATAACTGTCTCCTATGTGTTTATTTTATTTAAGTTCAATTAAGGTTTAAATTTTTACCTCTAACCGAACAAGTTATCAGTGCCCTCATCTAGACCTTTTAAGATGTCAAACATCTTGTCGTCTTGACTTTGAGCTTCTCTTCCTGGACTATTAGCATTACTAGCACTTTGAGGTATATCTCTAACTTGTTTCATTTGGTTTAACATATCAGTTTTGGTATTATCTGCAACATTTTTTGATACTTTGTCTCTATTTAATAAAAAGTAAATATCATCCAATGTTAAAACATGTTCATTTGCTCTAGCTTGCAAGTCATTAAATTCTGCATCAGACATTCCAGTTTTCTTTTTAAATTCTTCAGCTTCAGCCTTGATGTTTGCTTGTTGTTCTTGCTGTGCAAATTGTTGTTTTTCTTGATTGATTATAGCAGATGCTTGCTGTTGTGCAGTATTTGCTATATATTCATTCATTACCTTACCTGAATCAGATTCTGGATTTGACATTGCTTCATGAGCATCAAACACAAAATCTTCACCAAACCTTTCTGTCAAAGACCTAGGATTTTTACCTCCTATATTATCTCTAAGTGCCTGAACTGCATCAGGACTATTTTTCAGATGCTCAATTAAAGGTCTGAATTTTGACAACTCTGCCAAGTTATCATTTTCAGCTTTTAATCTTTGAGCTTCTCTGGTTGAATCGCCATATCTTTTTTCTAAGTTTTCAACTTTGGCTTTCCAATCCGTTTGCACCTCATTGCCAGTGTCTCCAGGGTCAGTTTCCTGAGTTGCCTGTTCTGTTTCTGGTTGTGGCATATCTTCACTTATTGCACCATTAACCTGTGCTTCTAAGTTGTCAAAAAAATCACTAGAGCCTGCAGTAGATTCCTCTGTATCTCCTTGAAGAACATCCTCTACACTAGGGTTACTATTATCTTTTTTAGACATATTTTCTCCTTAAGTTATTGTTTGTTGTTATTTTTATCTAAACTTTTTTGAAAATCTTTTAATAAATCATTTAATTCTTTTTTCTTGTAGTTAGTTTCACTAGCTAAATTATTTCTCATAAGCTTTTGTTGTGCCTGTGTTTCATAATATTCTTTTTCTGTTTTATTTCTATATCTCTGCTGATCATTGTTGATATCCATTTGTGCTTGTCTAACTTTATCTTTGATACCAGCTTGAACAACTTGTCTTTCAAGTGTTTCAATAGTGCCTTCCTTGTCTTTAATAGTGTCTTGCAACTGCTGTATCTGTGATTGCATTTGTTGCATTTCACCAATTCTTTCTTGTATTTTTTCTTTATTTCTAATATCTGTTTCTGCAAGAACTGCTTGTCTATCAACTACACCTGCATTAAGTAATTGTTTTAATTCTTCTAAATATGCCCATCTATTAACAGGCAATGTAGAACCAGCAATTATTCTTATATCAAATTTTGAAGAACCATAGTCATGAAATTTGCCAATTGCCTTTCCAAGATCATTGTATATAGGTCTATTTATTTCAACTTCTTTTTGTTCTTGCAATGAAGAAGGTTGAACTATTCTAAATGTTTTATGAGCACTATAGACTGATTGAGAAAATTGTTTTACAACTTCACCAACATGTTTTAAAGATGGTTCTATTGAATGTTTAAGCCAATACTTTACTCTTCTAGTACCATACTCATCCATAGCTAGCATGCCTCTATAAGGCATATCTTGTGTAGCTGATGTATCTCCTTGTTGTGCTGAATATATACCAGCTAGATATTCCATATCATTTTTACCACTATTTACTATACCAAAAAATGCATTAGATAATTGTGCAGGCATAACTGCAGTAGGTGGATCATAGCCATGATTTACAGGTAGTAAAGCTCCTGGACTGGATGAATATTGTTCCCATATATCTGCATCAATACTACCTTCATAATACATATATCTAAGTGAAGAACCTAGACTAGCATTATGAACCATAAGTTGATGTGCTTTATTTAATTCTTGTTGTTTTCCTACAAGTGGAGATACAGCTGAAATAGGATAGGGTGTACCAATCCATTTGTAGTGTATAGGTATTAAAGGATAATCTTTTATTTTTTCTGGAAGAACTTTTTCATATAAAAATTGATCTCCAGCTATACAAGTAAGTTTTATTCTATTATCATAAAAATCTACAGTATCTATTATATTATTAGCAAAATCTTTATTTTTAGTTAAGATTCTATATTCTTTTTTGCTAACAACTTTATTTTCTACTTTAGACATTTCATCTTGTATCTTTGATGTAAATTCTATTTGAGCAGATTGCAATTGATTTTGCATCATAGTTGCAGCTTTTTCCATTTCAAGTTCATATCTTTCAGGCATCATTTGACCTGACTGCACAGCTGCTTCCATTTGTCTTTTTTGTTCTAAGAAATCAACTTCCATATTTTTTTGCATTTCAGATAATTTAATCTGAACTACTTTCTTAGATTCTTCCAGTTGTTCTGGAGTTAATGGAGCTCTGTAAAATACATTGACATATGCTATCTTTACTTTTTCATATGTTTCTAAATAATCTATAAGTGGATCATCTTCACCTTCATTGCTAATGCCATAATCTATATCTGTCTGCAATATATCTTTTTGATCTCTATCTATAGCTTTGCTTGTTAAAGATCTTTCTGATTCATATTGTGAACTTATAGAATTAATTCTTTTAGCTAGGTTTGGAAATAATTGTTTTAAATGAGTCTTAGGCAACATCTTTCTAACCATAACATAAGCTGCATCTCTAAACAACATATCTCTAGACTTAGGATCTATATAGACATCAAAAGGATCAGGCTGGTGAAGTATAACCTCACCCATGCCTTGATCCATATCTTTATCTACAGTTACCATTAAATAACCAATTGATTTAGTAATTGCATCATTTACTGCATTAGATAATAAAGTTTGTCCATTTGAATTATACCAAATATAATCAGCTATATCAGAAAATACTGCCGCTACATTAGCATCGCTGCCTTCAGCACCAATAGCTTGCCATCTAGGTTGATTTGCAGTTGCATAATAATTCAACATTTCTACAACAGGGGTAATTCTGTTAATGGTAAATGTAGGCATACCTGATTCTTCTAATACAGCTTTTTCATTATCTGAAATTTGATTATCATTAGAAAAATCATATCCTCTTTGATTAACAGAAAGCCATTGATCTCTGTGCTCAGTATTTAACCTATTGTATAGATTTTTTATTCTCTGTACTTTTTTATCTTTGTATTTTTTTCTAGACATTACTTCCCTTTATCTAATATATCAAGTAAACTCATCAAGTTATTGATATTATCATAAGCCATTGGCTTTTTCTTTTTATGAACCGTTCCAACTGGATGTGGGTGTGGATCATCTGGTCAGGTATGGTAACCTTGTTTCATTACTGTCCTTCTTTGTAGTTGCCATTGCTATAGCTTGCAATTGGATCACCAACTGATTTACTATGTGCAACACCACCTCCATGGCCCATATAACCCATTTTATTTCTTACAGGTTTAGGTAATTTAACAAGACCTGGGTTTTTAGAAGAATCAACTTTCATCATTCCACCTTTTTTCATTTTCTTCTTCATCATTGGCATTTTGCCACCCATTTCCATTTTCTTTTTACCCATTGGCATACTACCACCATACATCATAGATAATTTATCCATCATGTCTGCCATTTTTTTCTTCATAGGTGCTTTACCACCCATCTTCATTTTTTTCTTAGGTCTTCCTACTTGTGACCCATATGTTCCTTTGCCCATTGGCATAACTCTACCCCCTTGTTTTTTTGTTTGTACATAGCCACCATCTTCACAATTCCATTTGCGAAGTGACTTATTAATTCTTGAATTAGGATCATTAGCTGTTTTAGAAGAAGTTAGTTTCTTTTTCATACCTCCCATTCTAGCACAAAAAGACTTTCTTCTATTTGCAGATTTACTGCCTGGTTTTAATTTACTAGGCTTAGTAGTTACAGCTGTTTTTAATTTAGACCCAGGATTAGCTGCTCTATAAGATGCAACTCCTTTTTTATTTAAACCACCTGAAGGATTTTTGCCTTCTTTTCTTTGCCATGCAGCAGTGCTTCCACCTTTTGAAAACTTACTAGCTGATGTAACTTTTTTAGCAACATCTTTTGAGTATTTAGCTTTTACTTTACCTTTAGATGATGCAGATCTCTTTTTTTTATTTTCACTAGCTTTCTGGCCAGGTGTTAAAGATTGTCTTACAGATTTTGGAAGGTATCTTCCTCTTTGAGATTTAGGCTTTTTTTCATCACCTTTAGATATATAGTCCCAATCAGAATCAGTCCAATTCTTTAAAGACTTTTGAGAAGATGCCATTCCACCATTAGCCATAGTTTCAATTAATCCACCAAGTTCTTTATAACCACCACCCTTAGCTTTATAAGACTTAGCTAGCATTTGTGCTTTTCTAGCAGACCAAACACCAGGAGGTCCTCCTTTTCCTCCTGATTTAATTCTACTAAATAAATTTTTTCTCATAGTAGGCTTAGTATAGTTACCAGCCTTATTAACTGTACTTTTAGACATAATGTTTACCTATCACTTTCTTTGCCCTAAATATAACACATGTTGCATATTAAGCTACTACCCAAGATTTAGCTTTGGGTTTTTTCTTTGAATATGAACCTTTATTTTCAGTCACTCCTTTAACAGGAAAAGAATATTTACAAGCATATGCTAAAGCATCAATAGTATCATCATGTGACATTCTTGGACCAAATGTAAGTATCTCTTGATATAAATCATAATGTTCAGGTTTTAAATATATTTGACCTACACTAAATCTAGCTGCTAATACTTCTTGTATTCTATCTCTTTTAGACATTCTAGTTCCAGGCTTTTCTGCTTTAAATTTAATTGAAAAGTCGTTTCTTCTTTTCATCTCAGACATAACTGATTGTATTACAGGCTTTGACATAGATGTATCTTCTATAACCATTAAATTAGAATGATATATATGTTGCATATCAAACATATAATCTACTATACCTTTTTTATCTTCACCTGGTATTCCAAGAACAGGCAAGGATCTTTTTCTAGTATAATCTAATATATATATATTATTTAATTCATCTACAGCTACAAACAAAATAACTGAAAAATCTGCATCTCTTCTAGTAGAATCTGTAGCTGGATCTACACCTGCAAATACATTGACAGGTTTAACATCTCCATTGGGAAAAGTTAAAAAACCAATACCTGCTTCTGGTTCATACATATATGTAGCTTCATATTCTTTTATATGACTTCTAGTCCACATTGAATCTTCTTCAGATTGAACTTGCATCATATACTCTTGATAATATTTATGGGGCTGACCTGAATCAGCATAAAACTTTTTCTTTCTTTCTAATTCTTTTTTGCCAAACCAACTATCCCATAATGCTGTACCATTTGATTGTTCTGCTTGAAACATCTTTACATTCCAAGAAAACTTTTTATTTTTCTTTTCAGCTTTTTGATAGTTAACAATAAGATTATTAATAAAGCTATCAAAGTGTACAGGAGTACCATTAATCCTAAGACGACCAGTATGGGGCTCAAGAGCAGGGAATACCACAGCAGTAATAAGGTTGGAATTTTTGTTTCTAGCTTCTGGAGTAATTGTGTTATTTTCATCTTCAAAGTCATCCAATACAATAAGATCATATCTTTTATGTAGCTTTGCCCCTCCTCTTATACCTGATATATTAGATTTAGATATTAGTTTGCAACCATTAGCCATTTCAATATCTACCTCAGTCCACTTCTTACCTCTAAGATCTCCAAAATAATATTGTATCTTTTCATTAATTTCTATATGAGATTTAATATAATCCATATTACCAGTAGCAAGTTTAGCTGTAGCTGATACCCAACCATAGAATAATGGATCTGGTTTTTTATCTACAAATCCCCATTCAAAATCTTTCTGATTAAAACAAAAAGACCTCATAAGGTCTGCTTTGGTTAATACTGTCTTACCATGTCCTCTAGGCATTATAATAGCTAATTGTTTAATATCTTCATTGTTAATTGAATCTGCTACATCATAATGAAACCAAGGTGTTTCTGATCTTAAAAAATCATCAGGTAAGAATAATTTACCAAAAGCTATTAAATCATTATAAGCCATTCTCAAAGCTTCTTCTTCTTTAGAAACATTGTGAAAGTTAATATTAGCCACTATACAGGAAGGCCTAGTCTAGGTTTTATATATGCTACCTCTGCATTTAATCTCATGTTTTCTGCTTTAAGAGCTTCTAGTTCTGACTCTATAAACTCAGTTCTTTCCAATAGAGTTTCTAGGCTATTTAATATTTGATCCATGCAATTTTCAATATCTGCTACTCTTGCATTTAAAGTAGGTTTTTTAGTTTTTTCAGCCATTATTTCTTCTTCATTAATTTAAATAAATTTTGAACTTTGGGATCTACTTTACCACCTTTTATCATTTTAGGCAAAGCTCCTTTTTTATTAATATAATCTAAAGTTTCTTTTCCTAATGCATCTGCAGAAGTTTTTTTAATAACATACTCACCACCTTCCATTTCAATAGGTTTGTTGCCTACCTGTGTAAGTATGCCACCTTCTTTATGACTAGGGCCTTTTAACATCCCACCTTTTTGCATACTGTCAGCATGTTTCTTTACTCTTTTAGATTGACTAGCATGCATCTTAGATGCTTTTTTTAATTCTTTAGATATTTGTTTTAAATCATCTACACTTCCACCTTCCATCATTTTTTTCATACCTTGTTTATCTACTTTTACTTTTTGACCAGTTTTGATTGCATGGTTTAAAGCATCTTGCATGCCTTTGACTGTGTATGGAAAATGTTTTTTACCTACTAATGGCATAATGTTACTCCTTTAATTCTTTTGGTTTAACTGCAGCTTCTAGTTGTGCAGGTTGAAATCCTTGAAACAATGCACCAGCAACTTCTTGTACTTTAGTTGTTTCTTTTATTTCTAATATATCTTCAAGCTCTATTAAAGCTTTTAGTCTGTCAGAGTCTTTTTCAGCAGTAGTAGCTATATCTCTAATTCCTGACAATACCAGCTCCATATCTATACCTAAATTCTTTAATACAGGTTTTAAATCTTCTCTCATTAACTTTTTAATCCTCTCTGTTTTAATCAATATACCAGCAGATGTATAAGCATGTCTTCTATTTTTAGTTTTATATACTTTTAAATATGCTTCTTCTGGACTTATGCCCTTTGAAACATATTGAGCAAATAGAACCTCATTAGTAGTAGGGTCCTTTCTATCTCTTAATGAACCCTGCTGGTACTTCTTTCCTGAAAATGAATAAATGTTATCAAAAGGATTGGTATGCAATTTAGTTGATTTTGCAGTTGAGAAAGTACCAGTACAGGTTCCTAAGTATTTTACCTCTTTAACCTTGCCTCTTCTCTTTCTCATTATACCAGATCTTAATATCTGCACTATTGATCCATCATCAGCTTGAACCCAATCTCCAATAACACCACTTCTCCAGTTCTGCAGATACTTTAAGTCTTGAGGCAACTCTGTTACATCATCATATACAAAATGTTTCTGTTTTGATATAGTATATTCTCTCATAAGTACTGGCACCCTCAAGGTGCCTATGTTTTAACTAGTAGTAACAACTGATGTAACAAAGTAATTTTATTAAATTAGTTTTATCACACACAATATTACATAGTGTTAAGCATATAAATCAAGGCTTATGTTTCTATCAGAAAATAGGTTTTAGTTGCAATCCAAAACAGTCTGGGAGGTCAATCCTAAAAATTGGGGCATTTTAGTGCTTGCCTTATTTACTATACTACCCCCACTTCAATTAGCTTTTCTGAATTAAAATTCAGTTACATTTCAAGTTGCATTTCAATTTTAATTCAACTGCAAGGTGTCTGCCCATCTGTACAGTCTTTCAGACTGCAGCAGGTGCAGACCGTATCATTTGTTGTAACATATTGTTTACTGTAGTTATTGTTGTTGCATAGTTTGTAGCAGTGTTAATGCTTTCTTTCTGTATTTGGGTATGTATGTACATACTATATATTATTAGGACTTATACTTAAACTTATAGGAGAACCAATGTTAAAGAAACTTATAGAACCTGATTGGACACTTGCTGTTTACTTGATGATATTACTTCATCTAACTTGTGTCACTTGTATTATTGTAGTTGTCAAACTATTGTTAAGAATTCTATCTATATTCTAACAGCTTTATGTTTTTGGGTAGTGGCAGGATAGTCGTCACTACCCTTATATTTATTGTGACTATCATTAAGAAGAAAGGATTTATTTCAATGGAAAATGAATCAAAGAAAGCAGTAAGGGTTTACAAAAGAACATCCCCAAAAGCAGGGTGTTACTACACTAATCTTGTATCAAATGTTGTAACAATGTTTGGCTTCAAATCAAGATATCAACTTGGTAACAATGCATCAGGAGAGAAACAACACATATGGTTTCTTAATGATCCTGAGGTTCATATTGATGATCTGCCTGAAAAAGCTTGGGGCTTTATTGGTGGAGATCTTGTTGATGATGAAACTTATGCTAAACAAGTTGCATCTACACAGCCTGTTCAAACTGATACCAAACAAGAATCATCTACAGAACAAGCACCTTTCTAACTATTCCTCCACAACATAGGGGGGCTTATGCCCCCTTTACTTCTAAATTTTTATCCTTAAGCCTGATGAATGGATATAGGCTGTAAAGCGCAAGCAGACCTATATCAGGAGAGGGAGTGTTTGGTTAACCAGGTAGCCAAATGTACAGCACTCCCAATTCCTCCTTTAAAAGGTGTCAGCAGAGCTGACCAATACTGCAGTTGTATTCATAGCTGTCATTGGTAGCTGATAAAATGGTTGCTGATAAAGTTGCTTGCTGTTTAAATTTTAAATCCAAATAAAGAAAGAGAGTCTAATGGACAGAATAGAACAATACATACATAAAAGATATGTCAAGTATATAAGGCTAGCTGACAGCTTAACTAAAGCTAACAAGCCTGCAACAAAAGCTTTTGACAGCTTAACAGAAGATGAACAAGCTATTATAAAATTATATAATAGTAGAGCAGAAAGATACAATCAATTGTTAAAAGCTAAACAACTGCTAAGATCAGCTAAGAAATATGATGTAAGACATATGTCTATCATAGAAATAATAAAGGCTAAGCTAGGCTATGTATAATACTAAACAACCTTATATGCAGAAGTGGCAGCTCGTTGACTGGGCTTCTACTTACTTTAAAGAACCTAGACATAAGTTTAACAGATGGTCTAAAGCCAGGCTGTTTGCTGTAAGAATGTCTGTAATAAAGAAACAGGAGAAATAAGTGAATCAAATAGAAAGAGATAGAGTTAATAGAAAGCTTGATACTAATGAAAAGATAGTAATAAAAGCTTTAACTGAAAAAATTTCATCTTTAAAATTTGAAATAAAAAGATTAAGGAGTCTTAATGACTAAAGAAGAAATGATAGATAATATGCAGTATCTTGGAGACAGGGTACTGCATGGAGAGATACTTCTAATGAAATGGATGTCATTAATAGATGAACCAATGGAAGGTATGCCTATAGATAAATTAAAACTAATGGAAGAAACACATCTTTTTATAACAAGAGAGAGAGGTAATGATGATTAAAGTAAATAAGAAAACTAAAGTAACTAAAAAGACTAAAGCAAAAGCTAAGCCTAAAGTTAAGAAAAAACCACCTTTAATTAAATCAATAAAAGAAAGTCCAGAGATAAAGCCTGCTACTGCTGTAGATATAATGCTAGCTAGCTTTGCTACTATACTATCTACTACTTATATAACATATGCTTATATAAATAAGATGATATATAAACCTTTCTTTATAGTGCTAGCTATATCTTTCTTGCTTGTAGTCTTTAGCTGGAAGGAGTACTATGAAAACAACAACTAACTCACAACAAACTGTTCCAATTACCCTTGAACAAACAGTACTAAAAGTCAAAGAACACAACAAAGAAATAAAACAAATAAAAGAAATGCTAGGAGATATTCTTACACATATATCTCATACTTATGGAAACATAAATGATATAGCTAATGTCCTTAATGCTGCAGAAAAAGAATGGATACCAGAAGATAAGGAAGGACAGATTTCTCATTATAAAAATAAAATAAAAGAGGTTCAGAGTGAAGACATATAGACTAAAGCAAATCAGTTTAACACCTGATAAATATGGTAACAATATAACTGTAAAGATGGTAAGTGAGTATAAAGACAACAAGTTTGTTAAACATATAAAGCTAGACAACAAAGCTATGGCTATACTAGCTAATGGAGAGCTTTGCCATCCTGAACAACTAGAAGATGCTGAAGACATATTAAACAGCATAACTAAAGATAGTAACCCAGATTATATATTTAATAAAATAGAACAATATAAAACTAAATACAAATAACTTTGTGTTTTTGGGTTTAAACAAAGAAGGAGACCAGATGTCAAAGATATATGAACATCATAAAGATAAAGAAGATATATTTGATACAATGCCTACAATGAATGATGTAGAGCAAGAGTTGTATCTAATAGAAACAGTAAGAGTAATGAAAGAAGCACAAGCTTTGCTTGGTATTAAAGCTAATCCAGAAGCTATACAGCAATGCTTAACAAAACTACAAGAACAAATCAATACAGCTGAAGAAACTATATTGCAATTTGAAATAGACATGGAAGAAATGGCTAAGCATTATGGAAAGAGGTAGCTGTGAAAGATGTGAAGAAGAAGATGCAGTACTAAGAGATCCTCATGGAGATGAGGTCTGTGTTACTTGCTATAATATAAGTGTAGGTGCAATAAAGAAAGAAGAGGAAGAACATGAGTAAAGAAAGAGAATCAATATTTTCAAAAATAATCTGTGCATTTCTAACAAGCTGTAGTAAATTAGGCTTTATTACTAAAATAAAGACAACTGAATATCACACTACAGCATACATGCCTGGAGGTATTACTTTCAGGCAGTATCATCCCAGAAAGGTCTAATGCAACAAAAAGAAAGAGATATACTAATAGAGTTTATAAAATGTCATTTAGAATTGTTTACACAAGATGAGCTTGACTACTTTGTAGACTATATTGTAACAAAGAATATAGACTTTAGAAAAAAGACTGATATAAATTAAATAGCTAACATATGTGTGTGGAAGCTATTAGGGACATAGGTGCCTCTCTTTCTACCTGTGTCCCTTTCATTAATTGGTAACCAACAGGCTGAGTGGCAAGGAGAGGTAGCTCCTCTTAGATAACATGCATGAACATGCCAGCATGTCCAGCCTCAACATTAAAATTCCCTGTCATAGTAGATAGAATCACAATAGCTTTGGATAACAAGGATTATTGTAGCTCTAGATATTATCTTTCTGACACAAAGACTATGGCAGGGATAAACTTTAAGGAGATAAATGGAAGAAGAGTTTGATAACTGGGAAGAAGTGCCTGATGAAGACTTGTTTCAAGATGGAGAACTAACTAATGAACAAGCAATGATAAAAGCTTGGGACAATGTCTATCATGGAAAATATAAATTAATAAGAAGGAGAACATAATGCTAGAAGCAGATATAATAAGAAAGTGGACTAAAGTAGCTTCAGATATATTAGTAGGTAGAACAATAACAGAAG